GTTTCCCAGTCACGATCCCATGGGCCTGCGCTTGATCTTGATTTCTTCCTCGTCGGTCAGGCTCCAACCCATAAACGGGGCCACGCGGCTATAGACGGCCATATGGTAGTCCGTTTTAGGGTCGTTGATGTAGGACGCCCGCAGATCGTCGGAACCAGGGCCAACAGCGAAGTGCGCCAGCAACCGATAATGCACTTGGCTGAAGTCGTATTTGCGCCAACAATGGTGCCCCTCGTCGGGCACAAAACATTCACGCACTCGTTTACCGAGTTTAGTGCGTGACGGAATATTCTGCAAATTAGGCATTGAACTGGCGAAGCGACCAACCATTGTGCCGTTTGCATCACCTTTTAGTTGATGAAATTGTGGGAACAGGAAAGCACCTTCATTGCCCTTCATAACGTGTTGCTTAAACACGTAGCCATTAAGGAACGTACCGCATATTTTCTCGTGCTCGCGAATGTTGCCCACAAGATCGGCGGCGGGGTGGTGCAGAGAGGCAAGCCATTCTTTCTTGACAGAATAGTTGCCATCATCTGTGCGCGGAATTGTTATGCCAAGGTGTTCAAAGAAGGGGCCGAGTTGGCGGCTGTCTGTTGACGCGAGCGACCAATTGTAGTCTTTCTTCACTTGTTCGTATAGGCCAATCGTTTCTAATGATAGCTCGTCAAACATTTGGTGCGCTTTATCAAGATCAACACGAACGCCGCGCATGCGCATAGCGACCATAAGCGGAATTAGATCGCATTCAAGTCTGAATACATGCGACAGCCCTTCGTTGTACAGAATGCGCTCTTGCTGTCGGTAAATGTCGAGCGGTTGCCAAGCATCTGCTTCAGCGTAGTTTCCGACAAGTGTAGGTGGCGACCGGTAAATTTCACGACGCAAATAGGCTTCGGGCGTGTTTGGGTACGCCTCCCGTATCCACTCATACAGTGCTTCACTAACTTTGCCGGTCATGAGATATTTGCGCGCCAGCGTATCAAGCGAAACCCGTGCATTGCTGTCAATCAAGGCTTCAGCGAATTGCACGTCAAACAAACGCCCGCCGACTGTCACGCCTTCAGCTTTTAGGTTGCCGATATCGTATGTTAGGTTAGCGCCAACTTTATCAACGTGCGTGTTTAGATTGTGTTCGGCAAAGCGTAGAACGTTGTTCACGTCCATATTTAAATGCGGTTCAACCTCGTGGCGTATCGGGAAATACCACGCGCCGCGCTTGCCGTCGTGAGCTTCCGCTGCAATGGAAATGCCCACAATATGGCTATCCTTGCGCGCCCATCCTGGCCCGTTATCGGTCAGTCGTAAATCCTTTGTTTCTGTATCGAACGCGATTGTTTTTGCAGCCGACAGATTAGGGAACTCGGTCGGTGGTTTCCAGCCTGTAGCGGGCGTAGGTGGAAGCGGGCGCAATCGTGCGTCTTTGCGCTTCACTAACGGAACGTCAAAGAACATACCCTGCATTAATTCCACCGTTTTACCATCACAACGCCACGAACTTTATCACCACAAAACACAGCCTTATCATCGTGCGATATAAAGTCTGCTTTATCGCAGTGGTTCATGAATTTTCGTATCATATCGTAGCTTAACAGTTTCCTAAAAGGAACTTCAAGTAAATGTTGTGCGCCCTGTGTGTCTGTATCATTTGACATAACACGAGTGTTATCGAAATAAACTTCACGCCTAACCGAGTGGGGCACAACAGCGTCGCACGCCTCCCAAAAGCCAACAGGTAGGGCTGTGCACCGGCTCATGTCCAAGGGGTCTAGTACCCGTCCGACATCCGGCACCGGCTCAAGATAAAGTTGCGTCCGCAGCCAAGCGCCGTTTTCAAAATAGACCGTTAGCGCGAGATCGGGGGTATACCCAAACTTAACAACCTTATCTGACACCTTGGCGACCGTATCAAAGAAAGACACAGGTATAAGCAACCCCGAAGGCATATGCCATCCGTGGTACGCCTCCACAATCGCCATGTTGTTCGTGCCGCAGAATGAATAATCGCGGGTTATTATTGAAGCCTGAAGGACGGTTTGCGCGCCATCTGTCGAAAATATCCCCGCCGCTTTGGCCGCATCTTTTATTTCGTCACCGCAGGCGTAAAGGGGCGGGTCTGGTTCCACGCGCTGCATGTTGTATTGCGCGACACACGGCACGAGGACGCGAAACTTATCCGTTTTTATTGCCAGTTGCTGGTTATTTAAAACAGCAAGACTGTACGCACCGCGCACTTTTTCTAATGCGCGAACAAACAAATGTGTGTTCGGGCAAGCATCCATTTCGTCGCCTATCGGGTAGCCAGCCGCGATAACGCCGTTAAAGGCCACGACTTGACCGTTAGTGAAAATACAATGCTGTTGGTAGTCGGCTTGCGCTTGTACGTCGCCCGGTTTGTATTGTGCAACGCTCACGAACTTAAGCGCCTTCAGCAATTCAAGCTCTTGCTCTTTTGGTGCGCCTGCTGCGCGTTTGCGTGCTGTTGTCATGTTGGCATATCCGGTATGAACAATTTGCAGCCGAACGCGATCACGCCAGCCGGAGGACGAGCGGGCAATTGTGGGCAATTAACTGTGTTACGGCAAGTTTCCTCTTTCTTTTGCCAGAATGCACAATTAGGACAACACCTTACCGACGATAGCAACCCATCAATAACTCTATCTGTTACATCCTTAGCTAACGCTTCTATGAGCGCCATTCGTTGCCCGTCATCCATATTCAACCCCTACAATTTCAGGATATTGTTTGTTAATGTGAACGCGTAACCGAGTTGGAACACGCAAGTTCATTTGCATTTGTAACGCTTCGTCAATGGTGTTTGGGCAAGGTTGCGCCGTTCGTTGCATCCACCATTGTTCAGCATTAGCCCGCGCGCGCCCTTGACTTTCAATGTGCACCCATTCCGTGAATGGTAATGTTTGTTCATTGACTGTATAGGAAACGCAAAAGCTGTCAAGGCTGGACTGCTTCGATTTATGCCGACGATAAAACGCACGTTGCACCGTGAACTCGCGATACTCTGGCGTAACGTCGCGCAAAGGTTCATTCTTGTGGTCGGCCTTATCCTTTACTTTAACCGAGAACTCAAACTCTTCGCCGCACATATCACAAAAACGCGCGCTGATGTGGTTGTAAGCATCGCAGTGCGGACACATTTTAACGGGCGGATCGCCTGCACCCTGGCCTTTCGGTCGTGGTATAACGGGGTCATTTATTGGCCCTAGTTTCTCAATGTTGCGGGCGTAATCCAGCACGAGGCAGTCACGCTTAGGTGGAAAATAATAGTCGCCACCAAAAGGCCGAGTACCGCGCCCCAGCATCTGCACCCATAGAACCGTTGATTTAGTCAGGCGTAGCATGACAATCAAATCAATCGGTGGATGGTCGAAGCCCGTTGTTAGCTTGCCGTAGTTAACACACGCCTGATATTTACCCGCTTTGAAGTCTTCTAAACGTTGGTCAGCCTCCGCAGCTTTAAGAGGAAATTGTTTGTTGCCCGAATGCACAGCACACGCAGGCACGCCCATATCAGTCAAAGCTTGCGCAACTTGCTCGGCGTGTTCGATACCGCCAGCGAACACAAGCCAACTATGGCGAACGTGCTTATATTTGACCGCGTCATTCAAAGCTTCGCGCGTAACGCGCATGGATGCTTTTTCTGCGTCCTTCTGCACATAGTCGCCATTGCTTGCTGTCTTAATCCCCTGTGAGCTAATGCCCACAACTGTACGAGGCGATACGAGCGGGGCAAGATACCCTTCAGCGAGCAATTTGTTGAACGCTTCCAAGCTCGTAAGATCGTAACAAATGTCTGTGAAAATGGGGCCGTTCGTCAGCCACCCTAAGCCCTCACGGTAGCCTGTTGCCGTGAGGCCAATGACTTTAAGTTTCGGGTTCTTCACCTGAAGCGCACGAATGAATAGAAGCCATTCGGCGCTTTCCGCCTGCCCCACCATTTGCGCCTCGTCAATCAACAACAAATTGCGAAAGCCGAGATATTCAACGTTCTTTAACATCGATTGAATAGAGCCATAAATGACAGGCTGCGATACGTCACGACGCTTTAGGCCGTCGCAATGAATGCCGATAGGGGCACCGGGCCACATTTGTTCAAGCTTGTTCGCGTTCTGCTTAACGAGTTCCTTGGAGTGCGTGCCGATAATAATACGCTCGCCTACCAGCATTTGCAAAATTTCGAATGCAAACCCGCCCAAAACTACCGACTTTCCTGTATTGTGGTGAACTATAAAATCGTCGGTCAAATATAGGTGATCTCCCGATAGACTGAAACCATAAAAATCGTCTTCAGTTAGTTCTTCGACATGAAACCCTGTGCAAAGCACGTCTTTCTTTTGTTTGCGCGGGGTAGCTTTCTTGTACTCAATACGCACAGGAATTTCGTTAACGTCGCCTGAAATAAAAACGCGATATGCTTTTGACACAAAATATCCGTTAAGCGTTGCATCTTTTTCGGCTAAGTACGCGGCAAACCCCAATGAGCGCGCAACAAACACAATGTCTTTAGCTAAGCCAACAGACACGGTAGTTATGTCGTAGCCACCTTTCGAAAAACTACCATC